CTACAGCATCTGGGTCTGTCTGTTCTGTAAGAGTGTTAGTCTGTTGAGTTAAGTCAACGTAACGCTGCAAAACAACTGATGAACCAGGGATGCTTTGACGTGCAGGTGTCTTATCGGCAACTGAACGGATTAGTGGTTGTGCACGGAGTGCGAACTCGATTAGACGGTCATACGCCTTTTGTACGAGACCAGCACCACCTACGGTACCTCCGAGAGAGGACGAACCTGTGGTTGTATATGCATTAGCCATTTATTGCACCTCCTTATGAGGGGTTAGATTTCGGTTGGTTTAAAAATTTCCCGACTGAATCATTGCGATAATTTCCTCGGCACTTGCTGCCTCGTTAAGTCTCATCAATGCATCTTCAGCACGGTCAGGCGTAACAGCCTGTTGAGTAACAATGTCCTGTTGTCGCAAAGCGGCACGGTCCAATGTTTGTTCAGGTTGTCCCTGGTTCTGCACTTGAAGCCCGAATACCTCAGCGTTATCGTCAAGCCAATCAGAGATTGATTCTTCGTTAGCATCTGCTGGTAGTTCATTAGCAATCATGCGTGCAGCCTTAGGGCTTACACCTTTGTTTTCTAGGACTCTCTTGATAATAGTTTCACGTTGTGCTTTAGTGATACCTTCAAGTTGTTCAGACATTTCTTTGATACGCTTTTCATCGGCGCGAGCCTTCTTGCGCAACTGCTTAATTAAGTCGTTGCCCTCAAGATTTCCTTGAGGTGTATCATTGTCGTCTTCATCGTCTTCCCAGTAGTTTGTTGCCATAGCAACCGTTCTCCCATTCGTTTAGTTGATTCGCAGACCACAACATAGTTTGGGGAAACTGTGTTGGCTTCTACTTCCAGTCTTGTACACCGTGTGGGGCTGGCGGGTCCACATCGGGGAACTAGTTAGAACTTACCTTGTACCGTTCTTGCACTGGCTAAGTTACCTGCCAGTGGATTAATGCCTGCGTCTCCGCTAAATTGAGCACGCTCTAATGATGCTAACCGTTTGCGCTGTTGCGCTGCGTCAGCATTCTGTAATAGATATTCATTTTCAGCAGTAGTTTTATTGTAGTTAATACCAGCGGCTTGATAGATACTACTTAACTTTTGACCTGCAGGAAGTACATCTGCAACATTTTGATAACCACTAATAGCACTCACGCCACCTGCTTGATTAACGCCCATCTTAGCAAGGTATGCTGCACGAGCAGCATCAGTAGTACCAAGTCCTTGTTCATATGAGGCAGTACCAATTTGTGCAGCAGCAGTTTTTTGTTGAAGGATAGGTAGTGTTTCATCAGGTGCTAAGAAATAAGATACTAAATCGCTGTTAGTTAAACCACCATAGTATTGTTTAAAGGTAGCCATAACCTGTGGGTCAGCATTAATTACATTATCAGATGCTACTTTAATACGGTCATTAAATTCAGTAGCAGATAAATCATTACCAATATATGTAGCAAACTTTGCTTCGTTAGCAGTACGGTTTGTGCTAATCATGTTACCTAAGCCATATGCTTTAAGTGTTTGTGCATATGAATCTTCTAAACCAATATAAGAACTCTCACTAATAGCATTAAGACCCGCAGCCATACGGGCTTGGTTGCCAGCAAAACGTGTAGTGTATGCATCATTCCATGCTTTACCAGTTGTTGGGTCTACAGTTTTATCATACTTAAGACGAGTTAATGCACCAGTAGCAGTTTCACCCTGGGTCATAAGACGTGTAATAGTATCTGAAAGACTACCTAATCCATAACTTTCAAAAGTTGTTTTAAGATTAGCAAATGCATCCGCTCTATCAAGAGCGGTTTGTGCAGCAGCAGCAGCATTGGCTGCTTGTTGTGCAACAGCAAGACTATTATCAGCACCGCCACCAAGTGGTTGTTGTATAGGAACTGCATTAGTTTGAAATTTCCATCCACCAGTATTTGTTCCACCTACCCATACAGCAGTTGTATTTGCTGGTGCATCGGGCTTTACTGATTTATTAGTTAAAGGGTCCGCGGCTCGAACTGCTGCAGTTTCAGCCCTGCTTGCGGCTAATTCTTTTGCTCCTACTGTTGCTTGTGCTGCTGCAATAGAAGAAGGAGTTACTACTACTGGTGCTGGTTTTGCAACTGGAACTGCTTTAAGCCCAGATAAAACGTTATAACTTTCATTTGCCATTAGTTACCACCAAACCCAAATGATTGTAGAATAGTATTAGTAAAGTCTGTAGCAACTTGATGTGCTTCTGCAGTCTTACGCCATAATGGGTCAGCCTGTAGTTGACGTTCAAAGTCTGACATGTTTAACATGCCACCTTTAAGATTTATAGAAGACATAATCTGACCATCAGCAGTAGAGTCTGGAATAGTAATACCCAGTTTCTTTGCTTTAATTGAACCATAAACATCTGCTACATCTTTAACTGTGCCACCTGCTGTTAAGTGTGCAGCAAGGTTAGGCATAGTTTGAATAGCCAATTGTTTCATACGGTCTTGTACTTTAGATAAATAATTAGGTTGACCGAATGCATCTGATACATATTGTAATGCTTGTTGTGGTGTTAAGTTAAGGGCATAATCAGATGAATACTTTAATACATTATTAACATCTGTAGCAATTTGTCCAGGTGTTTTAGCATTAAGTAATTTATCTACTGGAGTACCAGCCAGTGCGCTTTTAGCAACTGTTGCTTTAATTACTTCGTAATCAGCAGCACTCATCTTACCTGCTGCTACTTTTTGATCTTTAACTGTACCTGCAGCATCAGTAGTAGTAGTTGTAGTATTAACGCTAGTTGATTCAGCCTTAGCAATACGTTTAAAGTAATCTTCTTTTTGTGCTGCAGTTGCTGGGCTACCAGTTAAATCTATCATGTAAAGATTAATGTCGCGGTCTGCAGCGGCACGTGTAGTAGTAAAGTCTACTGCTGCGGATTTAGTTCCTGCTAGGCTAGTACCAGGAATAGTATATTTCTTTAAGAATGAATCCATACTTGGAAAGGCACCTGTGCCACCACCAAGTTGATATTCCTGTAAAGCATTAACACTGTATTGACGTATAGCAGCATCAAGTCCAGCAGTATAATCTTGAGTCTTTAATTGTGTTTTTGTAATAAAACGAGATGCATACAATGCATCAAGAAGAGCAGGTAATTTCTTAATACCAATTGATTCTAATACTTTAGAACGTGCAGCAGTAATATCATTTGTAGGTGTTGCATTACCACCCGCTATAGGCGGGACAAAGAAAAACTCTTTAGATTCTTTAAGTCCAGTTACATATGTATTACCGTTTACATCTGAAACTACATAGTCAGTCATCAATGGGTCAGTCTTAACCTGTGGAAGATTAGGATTACCTTTACCTAATGTAGCCTTACCACCAGCATTTGTTTCAGCATTGTTAGCAGTAACGGTTGCATCTGTTACGGCTTGTTGTAATTGTTGGATAGTAGCAATAGGAAGATTTTGTTCTTGCGCTGATGCTAATGCAGCCTGTGCATCACCTAACGCGGTATGTGCTGCAGTAGATGAAGCAGCCGCTGTCTTTCTATCTTTAATTGTTTGAGCGGCTTTATCTTCTTTGGCTTTAATACCCTGCCAGATAGCATTTTGTTTATTGTATTCTATTTGTTTGGCATCAAATTCAGCCTTAGCCTTTTTATACTGTGAACTGTTAACACCATATCGTGAGTCTTCACGATACTGTGCCATAGCACCAGCAAGTCCAGTATTATATGTTCCTTTAGAACCATAAAGTTCTATGTATAACTGTCCTGCTTTAGTATTAGCAGCAACATACGTTGGGTTATCCGAGAGTGCCATTTAGAAACCCTTCTTAAATGCTACATATGAATCACGGGAATAGAAACCAAGTATTGATTTAAAGATTGCACGATTGGCTTCATTAAGATACAAATCGTTAAGCATTAAATCATTCAAGTTAGCCTCTATCTGTTGCTTACGCTCTTGCTTTAGGTCGGTGAAATTACTGACACTCTTCATGTTAGGGTCAGTAGAGAATGCTATAAAATCTTTCATCATCTTAATTGCTAGTGCCATACGTGTGCGTGTACTGCTATCCATGGGTGACCGAGGGTCATTAACTATCTGGTCTAGGTTAGCAAGTAACTTGCTTTCATTACCTACGTTATTACCAGCACCAATTAATGCAGCAGGTAGCAATGGATTACTATTCTTTAAGGAATCACGAGCAGATGTGGCATCTGCAATAATTTGTGCACGTTTAGATGCATCAGGTTCTGCTGCTAAAGCAGCCTTTTCATTAGTGCCAAGGTCGTAATAAGCCTGCTTATCTTCTGATACAAGCAGGTCGTTATAGTATTGTTCTAATGTTTTACTTGTTACTAATCCTGCTGCTTGTAGATAGTTATAAGATGAACTGTTTAACTTACCTGTTTGTGGAGCAAAGATATATGCTGCTTCACCATAGGTTTTAATAAAACTTTGATTGTTTATTGCCCAGTTATTTAATGCAGTAAAATCTTTAATCTGTACACGTGTTTGTTTGCTGGTGCGTGATACAGTATAAATAAGTTTGCCTGGGTATTTGCCTTGATATGCTACCAGTGCAGTCTCATATGGGTCTTGTATATCCCCATTCTTTACTGCAGTAACGTTATTAAGCAAATCATAAAACTCAGAGCGTAGGCTAGTTACACCAACGCGCTTAAGGTAATCAGGTACACCTTTGCTCTCTACCATTGTAGGAGTTTCAGGAGCCATGAAGCCTAAAAAGTTACGCATAAAGATAATGTTATGTGCTGAAATTTTAAGGTCGGCTAAGTACTTTGCCTTCTCTTGGTCAGTTGCATTAGGGTCTAGATGCACACCATTAGCGGCGTTATACGCCATAGCCTGCTGTGCAGCAGTTACTTCTTGCCGTGATTGCTCACTGAATGGAAGCATTTGCCATACACGTAGTAATGATTGTGGCATTACTGCTTGAGTTATATTAGTGTTAGTACCAAAGTTACCTAGTGCTGCTGTGCTAAATGTATTACCTGCTTTAATAGCGGTTGCACTGCCAGTGTATCCAAGTAGATTCTTAATACCAATAACACCTAGTCCTGCAATAGGACCAGATAACATAGGCAAGCCAGAGTCTTGCTGGAATGATGGGTTAATCATATTTAACTTTAATGTAAAGTCATTAAATAATGGCTGACTGTAACCTGTATTACCAGTTAAAGCACGGATAGTACTATCAGTAGCCTTATATAGTGTGCTATCCATAGGCATCATGATGTAAGGATTACCTTGTTGGTCTTGATATACAGCACCACTAGCAGCAAGTCCTAAATGTGTAAGCCGTAAACGGTATAACACACGTGCAGGTACTTCTTTAAGACGATACATACGGCGTTGGAAGTCTTCTGTTGCACGATAGTAACGACCTAGTGTACGCGATGCGTACGCAAAGTTAGAACGAACAGCAGGGTTATCAGCATACTTAAGCATCTCATCTGCTGCATGATTCATTGCTAGTTCTGT